ATTTGCTTACGATATAACATAAACATAGCAACATCAGCAACATTGGCGTGATCTTCATATATGTCTTTCATCATATCAGTAGTAGCATAACGATATACTTCTTCTTTCTGTTTCTTTGTTACTTTTCCTCCCATAAATTCTCCCATGCCTTTGATTTGCTTTTTCAAGCCACTCTTAGCATTCTTTATGTCTTCCTGTTGTTTCTTTGCTGCTTGTGTTTGAGATTGTTGAGCTTGTGCAGTTTGTTGATCAATAGCATTGCCTATTACTCTTCTAACACTTTTAGCTTTCATCTTCATCATTCCAGAATCCTCTAACTTATCTAAAGAGTCTTCTATATCAGCAGCCTCTATTCCATCAGCTTTTAATTCCTCAGCAACTAAATCTCTATCACTTAAAGCTAAATAATTTCTTAACTCAGTTATCTGACTATTAGGAGCTGGTTGTTGTTTTTGTAGTTGTTCGGCATAAGAATTTAATGTTTGTAAAAACTCTTCTTTAGAATTTACATTTAATCCTATCTCTTTACCAACTTGCGACCAACTTAAACCCGTCTCATTAGTATCTTCAGTTTCTTCTGTCTTTTCTGAATCCCAATCATCATCTTCATCTTCTTCGGCAGTCTCTTCCTCTTCTTCTGCTTTATCCCATCCCCATCCATCTGCTTGTTCTTGTTCTTCTTCTTTTTCAGACTTAACCTCTTCTTCTGTATCTTCAGTTTTGTCTTCAGCTCCTAGCTCTCCATAATTATCATTTGTAAAAGCTAGAGGATTAAATTCATCCTTAATCCCTGTTTCTTCTGTAGTGGTTTCTGTTGTTTCAGCTACTTCATCTACTAATTTTGACTCTTCTTTTGCCATTTTATTTAATTTAAATTAATACTCCCTAAGTTTGCAAATATACAAATAATTTATTATAACTTCTCAGTCGCTCTTTTTAAATCACTTGATGTTGTGGATGTTCCAGTGTTTTTTACCTTTTCTTCTTTCTGTAAATTAGCTTCGCTTTCTCTATTTTTTCTGTCTATATAGTAGTCAGCCGCTTTCTTATCCATATCATTTCTTTCTTTAGTGTCATGTAAATCTCTGTCAACTTCAGCTTGTATTTTAGCAACTTGTAGTCTAGAGTCTGATCCAATTTTAGCAACTTGTACTTTAGCCTCATTATCCATTTGTTTAAGTTGGGCCTCAGCTTGGAATTTAGCTTGTTCAGCTTCAGCGGCAGCTTGTTGTGCTTGTTGTTGCTGTTGTATAGCCACTTCTTGTTGTTTCTGCATTTCATTCATAGCTTGCTCTAACACTTTCTCGGCTTCAGTCATTGTATCAGCTCTAAGAACTTTAATAACACCTAATAAATCAACAGAGCCTGCCTGTAAAGCAGCTTGAGCTAATTGTTGTACAACTTGCTTCATAGCATCGTCTTTACCACTATCGCCTACATATACACCAAAGTCTTGTAGCGCTACATCTGGCATAACATTTAAAAATTTATAAGCACCATCACCTAATATCATTCCAGCTTTTTTTCCGCCAGCCCAAGCAACTTTCATTAGATTGCATAGTCTTTCTAATACTCTTTGCTTTACTTCTGCATGCGAATAGAACCAACTTTCTGTTATAGTTGAAGATTGAACTACACTTCTTTGTACATTACCCACGTATTCATACTTCTCCACAGCTCCTTCTCTTTGTCTAGTAACTCCTGATATTTGACCTGCCATATCCTCTAACATTACTTTAAGATTAATTAACTGCTGTACAGATTGAGATAAAGTAAAGTCAATTTGCTGAAATTGATTAAAACTACTCATTTGATTACCCTCATCTTTTGAGTTAATAGGTATAATACCATCTGTCTTTAAGTGATACAATACTTGCTGTATATCCATACCAACATTAGTAGGTAATTGCGATACATCATATACTACAGCTTTACCACCAGAACGAGCCATAGCTAACTCTATTTGATAAACAACAATATTATAAAGCATCTGAACGTTATCTAATAAATCAATAATAGAAGCAGGAGAGCCAGAAGTATTACCTTTTACACAACCAACATAAGATAATGGAGTTTTGCCTGGATTATCTATGCTTCTTACCTGATTATCTCTTCTTCTTGCGTTAACTAAAATTTTACCACCTATTTTTGTCGCCTCCCAAATATCATCCACCCATTTAATTTCTATTCTATCTCCTTTTCTTTTTCTATAAGTGTCTTTTACCATTTTTCTAAATGGTCTACTAGGATCATACTTATTATGAGATAGTTTAAATTTAATTGCTCTAAGAGACTTCCATTCTGCAGTTACCACTCTAATTCTAGTTTCTCTTCCGTGTCCAGCATCAATCCATTCTAGGCTAGAGTTATAATGATTCATGTCTCCACCAGCATAAAGATTTCTCATCTTGTCTAGCTCTTCTAAGTCTTTAGTAGTTAAACTATCTTTAAACTCATCATTTATTTCATTAACAGATATCCATCTTTCTTCACCCACCCAACTACAGTCATCTAAGTAGTCTGAATGTGCAGAGCTATCAAAGATTACATTTCTAGGATCTACTCTCCTTACGTATGGGTCTCCATTTTGAATACTTACCTTGTGAAACTCTTTTGATGTAACTAATAAATCTCTAAAACCTTCTTTAAATACATCTTTTAAATTATACCTATTAGATATGTACTCTAATCCATCTTGAGCTGTTTCTTCTATCATCTCGCGATAGTTATACTTCATATAAGTTTCTATATCTTCTGGTACAGGTATACCCTGACCTTCTTGCTTAACATCAACTTTCATAGTTTCTCTCATTTCTTGGTGAAAGTCATCTAAAAGCTCTCTCATCATTAGGCTTACTTTATAGTCTTGCTTTCTAATTACAGCAGCTTTGTTAACTGTAGTAACCTTCATGTCAATAGGTCTTCTTAACTCCTCGCCAATTAAAAGATCAATCTTAGGTGTTATAATAGGGTAATTAACCAATCTAGCTGGATACGTTAATCCATATTGCTCAGTTATGTATTTATAATCACCTTGATTTAATTCTCCATTATAAATCTGATAATTTCTAATATCTCTAGTTCTTGAAGTAGAGTACTCTCCACCATCTGAACCCATATAACTTGTAATTGCATTTAGAACTTGTTCGCACCATTCGTCATTTTTTTCTTTGTCTGCAATAACCATTGATGGCATTGATGTGTATTTCTGATCCATAATTTTATTTTATTTCTGTAGGGATTCCATTATATCCCATTTTATAATATTTAAATCCTATATCCTTCACCTTTTCTTGTATAGATGCCTTCATTCTATAGTTATCTATATTATGAATTAAACACAAACCAAAAGCCATAGCTCTATCCGTATTTTGTAATCCATAATTAGCAAGTTCATCTATCAGATCTATGAACCATATATCTTGAGCGCTCTCTCTTAAATAATCATCTATCAAATCTTCCATAAGAGCTTTAACCTGCTTATTCATATGCACACCATACCTATTTCTAGTTTTTGTACCAGGGTTGTGTGCGGACTCTGGTTTTTCTTTTAAATACTTTAGCGCATTCATACGCTTAAAGTAATCTAATATACCTATCTTTGTATACTCTACCAACATTTTAGAGTTATAATACACGGCAAGTTTTAAACAGCCGTCCCAAAAATCCTCCTTCTTAGGGGGTCTATCAGTATACTCAGCAACAACGTAATCGCTTGGCATATCAGTATTTGCAAATCTACGATAAATTATCGCACTACCCAAAGAATCTGACGCTCCAGCTTGATCTTGGTCATAACTATCAATACCACCTATGTCTAAATTCTTATATTCTTTCTCTGGATGTGCTAATATTTTGTATGGGCCAGTAGGATGTGGCCTCCAAGTAACTGTAGGCTCTTCCTCTCCTAATTGCCAATCTAAAAAGCCTTGTTGTATTTGACTTCTATTGTCTTTACTTGATAGTATTCTAGATCTTTGTGCGTTTAGTAGTGTAATATCAAATCTTGATGAGTGAGTATTTAAAAATGCTTCTTCTATAGTTAAAGGGTAATTTTGTATGTGTAAGTTATATGCTTCATTATCTCCAGACTTCTGTATATCTTCTCTATCTGCTATAAGCTTTTCTCTTGCACCCTTCTCATCTTCTACACCTGAATCTATATCAAAGAATCCATAGTATGCTTTTGATGCAGGTATAAACATAGGAATTAGATTATAAGCATCATGACTATAATACATATCCATAAAATCTTTAGACGCTTTAGATATATCTCCCCCAGTTCCTCCGACAATAGGCACTCCAAACTGAATATCTCCATCCATAAAACATGCTTTAGATGACATATAAGCATTCTTAAGTTTTTTAAATTCCCCTGCTTCTTCAAATATCATAAGTGACACCCTTTCTCCTTTGAATACCTCTGGATTATCCATTGTTCTGCATATGATGTTAGATTGATAACCACCTATTTCCCATTTACCATCTTTATTCTTTTGTTTGTATCCAGATCTCATTATACCGTCAGTATCTTTAAGTACAGAGTGTTTAAAGTTAGGATGTATACCATTAAGACCTTTTCTAGTTTTATCAAAGAACGCATCAGCCGTAACTTGTAGTCCAGCAGCTACACCTACATCATTAAAAGGATAGAATGTATATTCATGAGCAACAGCACCTGAATTCATATAAGAAAATCCTTTATCTCTGGCTTTAATAACAATCATCCCCTTACCTTCTTCTTTACAAAGCTCTATAGTATCAAAGTACTCATGATCCATAGATCTGTACCAAGGATGTATTAAAGTCTTACGATTACCTGATGTTCCATCATTACCTAATATCATATAGTAGTTTAAATAGAAATAGTATTTACCAGATATTTTTTTCATACCTTTAGGTTTATAACCATGTAAGCATCTATCAGTTTCCTGAGCCCAATACTCCTGATAAGCCACTGAGTCAGGATTTAAATCAGGATGACCACTATTTGGTATAGGACGATATCTTTGTGGATCAAATTTTATCTTACCCATATCTTAATCGCTTAGTTTTTCCTAATCCAAAAGTTCCTTTAGACTGCTCTCTCTTTTCTATCTTCATATGATATCTTTGTGCTAAATCTACACCGTGTAGTTTCATGGCTAAGTCGTGATACTCAGCAGCCTTATCCATATCCGCTTTATTATAGAACTTAACATATCTTGCATAAAGATACTTAACATCATGTTTTGTTTCTCTCTTGCTTCTAGCCATTACAATTCTTTTATTTCTTTTCTTCTCTCTAAAAATGACAACCCTTTATCTCCAGCTATCTTTTGTCTTTCTCCTCTTCTGTCTATAGCATCTAATAAAGATTGTCTAGTCTTAAGTATCTTCTCAACCCCTATCATTAGCTTCTGTAACAATTCAGCATTCTCCTCATCTAAATGCATTCCATCAATAAGAGCTGTAAACTGATTAATTTTATTGTTAAACGCTATAAGTTGCTCATCTAAAGGATCAAATTGTAGTTCTGTATATTTCTTACAAGCTACCTTTATAGATGGATCTTTAGAGCCCTTCCATGTGTAAGTACCATATAAGTCTTTAGAAACTGCCTTAACCCTCTCATTTTCACTGTAATGCCTGTATGGGCTTTCATAGTCGCAGACTAGGGCAACCCACTTGAGGGCCGTAGGCCCGAATTTTTCCTTCTTAATGAGTGTAAGAAATTCTGGTACGCCAGCAACCCCATCATCATCCTTAAAAATGTCGCCTTTCCTATTGAGTTTTAATAAATACATTATTTAGTATATTCTAATTGTAATTTAAACATATATCGTATAGGACTAATATACTTAGGAGTTTTACCATAAATAACACTCTCAATTGTAAAGTTTGGATTATCTTGCATATACCAGTTAGATTTTACAACTCTAAATCCATTATCCTTAGATCTTCCAACAATCCACTTCTCATCTTCCATTAAATCGTCTAAATCCATATAATGCTTTTCTAGAAAATAGAAATCATCTATTGTATACACCTTACCATCCTCTCTATTTAGTTCTCTCATTGATTTATTAATGATGAAGTTTGTTGTCCAAATATGCTTTTTAATATATCAGATTCTTCAGGCAATCTATTAGGATCATTTTGAGCTGACTGAAAAGGGACTTTATCGTCTTTACCAAACAACTCGGCCTTTCTAACTTTTAATGCATCAATAGAATCCTTTGCAGTTATATTCTTATTAAACAAATCTATTTTATCTGTAATGTTTTCTTTATCTCCAGACCAGTGATTCTCAGCCCAAAAGTCTTGTATAGTTTGCTCATTACTCCACACCTTACTAAAGTCAGATACAGGATGCCCTCTATGATAACCTAAGAATAGCATCTTTTGTTGATCTGCACTTAAACTACTTACGTCAATACTCTTTGATCCTGCACTACCCATACTAACGTCATGTAGCCATTTAGGTAGGGCTAGATTGTTATCTTTAAAATATCTAACTGTTCTATTAACGGCAGTGTTTCCTCCTTTTTCCTCTCCTATCTCAAACATAAATAATCCTCTTCCAGGTCCATCATAAAACGTACCATCCTCTTTTTGGGAAATTTGTTTGGCTTTAGGATCCATTCTCTGCTTATGACCAGTTTCATGGAAAGCAATATAATCCATCATCTTACTATACTGCTGAGGGGTACCTCCCTTTTCCTTTATAATTAATTGTAATAGTTCATTTAGCCCTATCTCATCCATTAGAATCTACCCCCGTTAGTGTATCTTTTTTTCTTTGTTGAAATACCTCCATATTTCACCCAAGTTCTATCAAAAGCATCTTGATCTTTCTTAGATAATTGATTATAAGCTTCTTCATTAGGAACCACTTTTAAAAGATTAATTAACCTTTCTTTATTTGATAGATTACTTACCTTCATACCTTTATTAGCCTGAGGTATTTGTTCAGTCATAGCTTCTTGCTGTAAAGTATTTCTCATTAAACCTTTTCCTACATCCATCATTTGCTGTAAGCCTACTAATTGATTTATCTTTTCAAGATAAGGATTATTCATTGTTGGCGCACCTGATACAACTGGTCTTGCTTGGGAACCTCCATACATTCCTCCGCTATCAAATTTCCTTTTATTATTATATCCTCTTCTTTGTACCCCTCTATTTATCTTTACGCCAGATGGTGATACTATATTTCCTGCTGCAACTGGACTAATAACGGCATCAATACCTTCTGATGTTTCAGTGGAGGATGTGTCTCCTGATCCTGAAGTTATATTTCCTCCCGTATTTACAACTGGGTTAAGAATATTACCAAAAATATTTCCTAATGCTCCTGTGGGATTAGATACTGTACCTTGACCTGTTACAGCACCTGTAACTGGATTAACAAAACCTCCCATTACATTTCCTGCTGTTGTTGAGGTAGATCCTGTATTTCCACTTGTAATTGGATTAAGTATACCTCCCATTACATTTCCAATAGGGGGTGTAGTTGTTCCGCTGGTTGGTGTTCCACCTGTTCCACCTCCTAAAAAACCTCCTAGCAATCCTCCAATAGGCAAGGATCCTCCCGTAAGTACACCACCTACATTACCTGTCCCTCCAAATCCTCCCATATTCACTGCACCACCTAATCCTAAATTACCTGCAGTATTTATAGCTCCTGTAGGTATACCGCCTACTCCACCTAATCCTCCTAATCCTCCTAATCCTCCCATATTTATTGCACCTCCTCCTGACCCTCCAGTATTAAATAAACCACCAAAATTATCAAACATACCACCCAAACCAAACTCCACAACATTCTTAGCAATATATGGATTACCTATCATTAATGTATTAGGATCCATAGTTCCTTCTACTAAATCAGAACCACCACCTGTACCTCCTCCAGCCCTCTCTCTTACCATGGTATTTCGGGATACTTGATTTAAATTTGCGAATAAGCTTTGTAGGTTTTGATCTTCTTGTGTCATGACGTAAGATTTAAGTTTTTACAAAGATATAAAAATTATTTTATTTTTTTGTGAGGGAGGGATACTATATGCTTAAAACCCCCCTTGGTTTTCAAAACTTTGGACACCCAACCCCCTTTTTCCTTTTACTATTTTAAATAAGTATTAATTTAAAACAT